ATGTAAGGAGGAAGAGATGGTAAAAGGAAAGATAGTAAAGACTGACGGGTACGTGGAAGACAAAGAATGGCCTACAGTCCCGAGTCTTGAAGAGATGCAGAGGATCGTGGGAGGCTATATCGAAAGAGTCACGGCTATGTCCCTCACCATAGACGAAGAGTATGAGGTGATAGCCAATGAAGATGGTCTTATGCTAGGCCTCTCCTTCAACGAAGCAGCCAAGGATATAACCGGGTATACATTCTTTGGAGACATTCTAATATTCAGCGGAACCCCCATGAAAGATGAGGGGTAAGCATGGCTAAAAGAAAACCCAAGAAGCTAAGTCGTGAGCAGAGCTGGGCAATGGATCGTAACAGAGCCAATGGACAGATAGGCTTTATGATAGGAACTATCAAGTCCATAAGGAGTCTTGACATACTATCAGAGAAGGAGAAGGTGCAACTACAGACAGTTAGAAGAATCCTCACAGATATGAAAGATAGATGGAAGGATCAGAACTCCACTAGCCGTCAACAATTCCTGGATACATGGGATTAGAAAGGGGTTGAAAAATATTTCACATCTTATGAAAATATCCCTTGACAAGTGGGTATACTTTGTTTACATTATTATATATGATTTGATGGGGAGAGTGAACTTATGATAAAGTACTGGACCGAAGAGCACTGGGGAAGTAGTTACATATTCTCAGACAACGGAAAAGTAATCAGGATCTTTGATCTAGCTGGACGTGATCTAGCTGGACGGTTATATATGAAAATAGCTAGTACAATAGAAGATCCTTTCACCAAACTAGAGCCACCGAAAGGAGGAGCAGGGAAGTAGCATGAGGACCTTGAGGCAGGAGGTATTTGGACAGGGGGAAAGGTCAAGAGAGAAATACTCTCTTGAGGATTTGGGAGCCTTACCCGTTCAAGTCAGGAACTGTGTCAGGCACCGGGGGGTGAATGATTACAGTTTCTGCCTCCTGTCTCTGTAACACATTGTTAGGGAGTTTTTCAATTAACCTTTTAACTGGGAGATAATCCAGTGACTGAAGAAACGCAACTTCCGGCAGGCGTAGTAAGCATTGAAGTTAAGAGTCCCAAGACAGATCGCTCGATTGAGTTCGAGCGTGACTTCGGGGACAGCCTGGAGAAGGCCAGCGAGATGTTCGGCGCTGACGTAGTTCACAGTATCTTCGTAGCCCAGGCTATCATCCGTGCTCAGGGCGCGGCGCGCACAACCCTGGACAACAGCGACAATAGCACTGATGTTGCTATGGAAGCTGGCAAGTCTTACACTCCTGGCGTCGCTCGTCGCGGCGGTGGCGGTAAGAAGAAGGAAGACCCCTACGACATCCTCGCCAAGAAGGTTATGAGCGGGGAGATCAGCCAGGAAGATCTCATGGCCGAGCTCCAGAAGCGGATGGCAGGGTAGTTCTCCTAGTGGAAGGTCGCTATCATAGGGCCTTCCACACTATTACTATGACAACTCTAATTAACATAGATGAACATGAGACTTGGAAAGTCCAGGACGCGACTAAGATCCAAGCCTACATGAACTGTCCTCGTAGATACTTCTTCGAGTATGTACTGGGCTGGCGTTCCGAGATACCAAATAACCATTTGGAGTTCGGTTCCGCTTGGCACATGGCGATGGAAGTCTTCTATGAGAAAGGCGTCTCGATTGAGAGCGCCGCAGAAGGTTACAAGAAATTCGAGGAGTACTATCGACAGCACTTTGATCCTACCTGGGACGAAGGAAACGCTCCGAAGAACCCAGGGAATGCTCTTAGAGCTCTCGCTCAGTACGTCCAAACATATCAAGATGTTGACGACTTTGAAGTCCTGCATATTGAGGTCGCTGGGAGTGTAGCTATAGCTCCGGATAAGCCTATATATTTCAAGACTGATACCATATGTCGAGACAGCTCTGGCGTCTTTTCCCTCGAGCACAAGACTGGATCGTACTTCAGTACGAAGTGGGCTGCACAGTGGAGACAGAAGATGCAGATCTCTGTTTACAGCCACGTTCTCTTCTGCTTGTTCGAACCCGAGGAAGTTTACGGAGTAAAGATCAATGGAGCATTCTTCTCTAATCCTCCTCGGACCAAAGCAAATGGAGAGCCCTATGCTAACTCTCGTGATAATGAGTTCCATAGGATTCCAGTAAGGAAGAACCTTGCTGCGATGCAGGCTTGGCTATTAGAAGTAAATCACTGGTATGACTATATTCAGGATGACTTCCAGAGACTGGCAGAGTCCAGTGAAGGTGATGAAGTCCTCGATGCCTTCCCCAGGAACACTGAGTCCTGTACTCAGTATGGGCCTTGTCCCTTCCTGGACTACTGCTCGATCTGGCACAATCCAGTTCAGCACGCGGATAGTCCTCCGGTGGGTTATACCGTCAGCCATTGGGATCCTCGCAAGATCCCCGGTGTGCGGGAGACTGTTGAGCTCTAATGGCTAGACGAAACTCGATAACTATCCTAGCCGACTCGGTCGAGGTGTCTAAAGGATCGACAAAGACCATCGACGGACTGGTAGTCAAGATCAAGAACCCAACTGAGGATGATCTTATCAGGCTGATCTCGGAATGTAGTTCTCTCCTTGAGTGGAGACGTAACCGATCCGAAGGGCTGGAATGACTGAGAACCCTAAGTTTCTTAAAGTAAAAGAACGCGCGCTTAAGGCTCGCAAGGCCTATCAGGAAAGCGCTAGTCAGTACTCTAACTTCCTGATCTATGGAGACTTCGGAACAGGCAAGACGCAACTGATTTCAACCTGCCCGAAGCCGATCTTCATTGACTCATTTGATCCGGGAGGAACCAAGACTGCAGCTCTTCAGCCAGGCATTGACAACGGGGACATCATAGTTGACAATCGCTGGGAGGGAGACTCGTGGAAAGATCCCTACGCATTCGCGGAGTGGGAGAAGGAAATGCAGGACCGGCAACGAGAAGGTCTCTTTGAGCACATCGGGACTTATGCTTTAGACTCCTTGACTAAGTGGAGCGACAGCCTGATGTATGAGATCCTGCGCCGAGGGTCTGGGGGTAAGACTCGCAAGGGTTCTAATCCTCAACTCCAAGATTATCTGGTCCAGCAACTCACAGCGGTGGACTGGCTAGGAGTTCTAATGGGCCACCCCTGCCACGTTGTAGCAACCGGCCATATAGGTCTAATGAAGGATGATGTCTCAGGGAAGATGGAGACTGGGCTTCTGATGTATGGAAAGCTCAGTGAGAAAGTCCCTCTTGTCTTTGACGAGAAGTACGTTACGAGAGTCAAGTCGAGTTCTTCGGGTGTGTCTTACGAACTCCTAACCCGCAATGACGGTTATTATAAAGCCGAAACCAGAATGGGAGGAGGAAAGTTTGAGCACTCGGAGACCCCTGACATAAGAGCCCTGCTTAAAAAAGCAGGCAGGCCTGTGGAAGATAGGCCTTACTTACATTAACCCTTTCGGCGAAGCCGCATGGAGTAGTCAAGCTCCACCATAGCTAATGCTAATACTAACTCTAACATGGAGAAGACTCCAATGCCTCTTTTAGGCTTGAACCTAGACGAACGTGAAGAGCTGAAAATCCTTCCAGACAACCAGGAAGCACTGCTGAGGGTTAGCCGCGCTGACATCACTCCGAACAGGAACGATGCTTCCAGGAATAACCTGGCCCTGGTCTTCGACTGCCCCGAGGATCCTCTCGTGGACGACATTCGAGTTTGGCTTCCCATTCCTACCCCGACTCAAAAAGAGGAAGATCCCAAGCGTTACACCAAGCAGCTGAACAGGATCGCCGGTTTCTTGGACGCTGTGGGTGTGAGTGGAGACGGTCTAGACACTGACGACCTTCTCGGGAAAGAATGCTGGGCTCTGGTCTCGGAAGATGAGGGCCTGGACGGAAGTCCGCAGAATGGTATTCGGCGCTTCATTGTCCGAAAGTAGCATTAGTATCCACTGGGGGGTGTGCTATCATAGGCACCCCCCTTTTTTAATTAGGAGTGATAACATGAGACTAACATTCGATATTGAAGAGGAGGACCATAAGGTACTATGCAAGTTTATACCTCATGGACTACGAAAGTATGCTTATAAAGCTCTAGTAAAG